GTCATCGCCAGCCGCAAAGTCGATATCGACAGTCGGAGACGTGCCATCAAAGGCAGTCAGAACTTCTGCACCGGCAAACAGCACAAAGGTGTTTGCAGGGATTTCCAGAAGCTGGAAGATGTCGCCGTTGGTGCAGCTATAGTCAGTAATCTTACTGATGTCTAGGATTGCCTCAACCATGCGCATATTCATTCCATCACGGCTTGCGGGAAGCGAAGCAATGGAATTTGAGTTAACCCCGGCGGTAGCCGAAGAGGTCATGTCAAAAGTAGCCATTATGTCCTCCCTTAAGCAGCGTTGTACTTGGCAGTTACGATTGCTTCAGGGCGAAGAATCTTACGGCCATAGAGATGCATACCACGGACAATATCAGCGAAGCTGTCCGGGTCACGGTAGGTTTCGGTCTTGTTGATCTGCTCTGCAGTTGCAACAGCAGAAGAGTGACCAGCAACAATCACACCGAAGTTAGAGTTCTGGTTAGCCGAACCAGTAGTGGCAGAACCAGTACCAACAGACGGAAGGTTGTTGGAGGTGTAGACCTTAAACCCATGAAGGTTGTTTACGACCAGACCGTTTTGCAGACCTGACCCACCGAAGTCAGAGTTCAGAAGACGGGAGTCTTCGTCCATCAGAAGTTCGATAAAGACAGGGTCAACAACCAGCCAGCGGCCTTGGGTATCTACGTTTTGCTGGTCAAGAAGACGAGACATACGAGAGATAACCATCAGCGGTGAAGCTGTTGCGGTCGGCAGGGCAGTTGCACCCGGCAGACGAGCAGCAAGCGGAATAGAGTGATCGCCAGCCGAAGAGGTGGTGATGTTTCCGAAGCTGTCCTTACGCAGTTTCATGGTCGTAAGAAGTTCGTCCGAACCTGCAGTCGATACTGCCTTGGAACCATTAACAACATCGTTAGCGGTGCCAGCAGCAGTGCTAAGAGCAGACTGCTTAAAGCCAGACAGGTAGCCAAGAACGTCTTGGTCAAATTGATCTGCAAGACGATAGGCTGCACGATCAGAGGCAAGGCTCTGGAAGTTTACGTGCGAGTGAGCCTCTTCGATGTCATCAACCTTGAAAGCAAAGTAGTTAGACTTATCAATCGTCAGGCTGAAATCCTCATCGTCGAGGTCTTGAGGAGTGATCTGCACGCCACGTGCGTACTCCTTTACAGTGATTTCCGGTTCTTTGATAATCTTAACGGAATCACCCATGTTAGCAATCTCACCAAAGTAATCATTGTTAGTGATTGCTTCAGCAACAGCGGCCTTGCGGAAAGCAAGTTGCACCTGTTTGCTGTAAATGACGGGCGAAAAATTACCGTTAGGAAGATTACCGTAACCAGCAGCAGTTTGGAATGCCATGTTACTTCTCCTAATTAGCATTTTACAGATGCAAACTTACCAGACTTGATAGGGGCTGAGTTACATTGGGTGCATATTGTATTTAGTTGGCCGACCAAATACGCAATGGGCCATGTTCATCAGGTAATCCGTAAGACTGACCTGTTTGCGGTTGACTATAGTTATACAAAAAAATAACTATTTGTCAACAGTTTTTTTATCGGGCATTACCCGACACATCATAGACAAACTTTCCAGAACGGATAGATTCCATGATTTCGTCAGAACGCTCTTCGTATTCTTGTGGAGACATACGTTGAACGTCAGATTCTTTTAGGTAGGTTGACGCCTCATTTTCTTGCGGCTTACTGCGACTATTTTTTGTAGAGACAGATTTGGCTGCGTCTTTATCTGATTTGGGTTTCTTTTTGCTAATACCCATATCTGCTTTGTAGAGGTCAATCGCCCTAGCAGCAGAACGTGCGTCGTTGTCGTTTTCATAGAGTGCATCCTGTACCCACTTAGGCTGATCTTCTGCCCACTCATGGAACTCGTCACTATCACGGATAGTGTCAAAGTCCGGGTGCATTTGCATCAACGCTGCTTCTGCTTTTTCTTTTGTTGCGGATAATTGCATTTCGTCAATTATCTTAATACGCTCTTCAAGTGCGGCAGATTGTTCCTGCGCCTTTTTCATTGCAATCGTTTCTACGATAGCGGCAACGTCAGGATAATCTTTTGCCCAATCTTCCAAATCCTCGTCAGACTTAGGCAGCTTCATTTCTTTCTTTGTTGCTGCCGATAGTTGTTGCTTGAGAGCATCAATCTCTTGTTTAAACTCTTCAGCTTGTTTTTGTTGATGACGACGAAGATCAGAGTAACGCTTCTTAAATGTTTTTTCTTCTGCGTTAGTAGGCTCTTCTTCTACTTCTTCGGTGGTTTTTTCTTCTTCACCACGTTGTTCTTTGAGCATTTGCTCTAGTTCTTCTTCATCTTTTTTAATACGTTCTTCATTAGAGTAGGGCCGGTTTACAAATGCTACCTTCTTTTCTGGTTGCATTTCCTCTGCCATAATAGTATCGTTCATTACTTTCTCCTAGTTGGGGCCAACCGTAGCCACGCCGGGGTGGGGGATTAGGTAGCCAACATACGGGACTATTTTTTAGAAGCTAGTCCACCTCGCTTCATCTTTTTGGCTTTGGGTTTCTTGCGAGTTACAAGCATACCTTTGTTACCAAATCTTCCTCTGTCACTAAATGCACCACCGCTTCCTACTCTTTCTTCGGGAGGAGCGGACTGACTGCTTCCGTACCCACTGCCGCTGCCAGTGCCGCCGGAAGATGAACTGCCGCTGCTGTCGAGCGAAAAAGAAGTACCGCTGGGGCCGTCATCTTCATCATCATCTGTTGCCATAGAAGCAACATAGTCGTTAAATGCTTTTTCGGCTTGTGCTTTTTCTGCTTCAGTTGCACCTTTTTTTACTTCGATTTGTCCTCTGTCTCCGACAACAAGATTATTTTCTTTTAGTGATTGAGTAAACTTAGATGCTCTTTCTTCAGTATCTTTTCGTTCTTCTTCTCCAGATACTCTGCGTATGTTACCTTGAGCATCTCTAATTTCACCAAACTTTATTGCTTCACGTGCTTCTTCTGCTTCTCTTTTTCGTGCGCCAGCAATAATCTCTCTTGTTTTTGTGTAGTCTGTTCCCGGTGCTTTTACTTCCGCAGCCATAATTTTGTATTCTTTACCAGTAAGGAAAACTTCATCTTTGCCGTTCTTAAGCATGATTTTTGCATCGTCTGGAATTTTGCCCGATATAACCTGTCCAAAACCTATGGGGCCAAAACCAAAACCTTCCATATAATTTACGCCATATGTATAATCCTGTCCCTCGCCAAAGAAGTCTTTAAGTCCTAGTCTGGAGTTTGCGCCCCCTTTACCAAACTGATCTTCTAATGATTTTTGTTGTGCGGCTTCTCTTTCTTCCTTTCCCGGATCGGGTTGTTCTACTACACTTGTTGTTTGTGGTGTAGTTGGCGTTGTTGTTACTTCTTCTGTTTTTGTAGCCTCTGGGTCTACAAACTTATAGCCTTCAGGAATAGGATAAATAGGCTTTCCGTTCTTAAACGGAATCTTCATAGTCATACCAGCTTCGTTTTTATATTCACGAAGTTCATCATACTGACCCGGTGTTTGACCGATAGTCTGCTCGAATGTGGGTATTTCTGCAGGTTTATATTGCTGCATGGTAGGCACAGCAGCTTGCTGTGGACGTATCATAGGTTGTACGAATTGCTGTGATGCTGCCTGTACAGGAGCCTGTGCTACACCTGTAGTTGGTGTAGCTGCCTGCTGAAAGCCGCTGATGCCGAACTGTTGCTGTTGTTGTGTACCCGGAACAAAACCACCTACATTATACTCTGGTTCGTCTTCCATGTCAAGATCATTAATGTCAAAAGGCAGATCATCTGGCATAGTAGCTTCGTCACTATTGCCCATCTGACCCATTTGATCCATCAGCTTAAGTCCCATTTTTGCCTCTTGACGCATCTGCATCAAGTTGCCAAGACCTATGTAACGAACTACATCAGCCGGAAAAACAAACTCGCCTTCGCTAAGTTGTGCAGGAATATCATCACGCACTTCTTCTTGCATAGAACCTACCGGCACTTCATTACCTGACACTGGGTCTACTGTGCCGCCTTCATCCATAAGACCACCGTCATCGAACAGTTCCATTTGTCTATCCATAGTTACATTTCCGCCTTCCGCAAAAAACCCTGATTTTCTAAATTGACGCACTACAGGCACGTAGTCTAAAAAACTCTTTTCTTTTTCTGGAGATTCTACGTCTTCTCCTACATCTGCAATGGGTGCAGCCTGATTTATATTTTGTTCTTCTGGGTCTACATCTGCTCGTTCAGTCGGCTGTAGTTCAGCAAAAGTTTCTTCAGCAGAAGCACGACGTTTATCTGAATGAGATTTTCCCGGCTTTAAAAAACGGTCTGTGATACTATCCGAAATTGTTTTTGGGTCTTCGCTAGTTTTAAAGTAACCCTTAATTGTACCTGTATTTCCTTCACCTACATTTTTTGAAAACGAATAAAATGGGTCTTGTGTATCTCCCCCTGCATTAATAGTATCAAGAAAATAATCTAGTTGGGATTCGGCACTATCTTTTTTATTTGTTTTTTCTAGGTACTGCTTATACCAAGTTTCGTGACCCGCTCTTTTTCCGGGGTCGTCAAACTGAAACAGTCCGTATGCACCACCCGGAATAATATTAGGATCACGTGGATCGCCCGATTTTGTTTGACGCTGTTGAAAGTCAAACGTGCCGCCTGTTTCAATATCAATGTTACCAACAATACCTGCAATAGCGGCATTACTAAGACCACGTTTTTTAAGGTGGTCGATTACACGCTGACGGTTGTCTCTATACCTTTGTCGCCGACGTGCTTTTACAGCCGCTACTGCTTCTGCAGGTTTAGGAGTTGGAAGTTCCATTTATTTCATCCCTAAGATACTTAAGTTTACGAAGCGCAGCAATCGCACCTTGCGACCTGTGCATCATTACGGTATGATCTGCTTGTTCTAGTGCCTTGTGCTGCTGACTAATTACAAAGTCAAGATAATCACTGAACGCTTGCCATTGGCGGTTGTTGTTGACCATCGGCTTGAGCCTGCTGAGCATTTGCTCCCTGTCCACCATTTCCACTAAATCCTTGTTCACCCGGTATTGGAGCTTGTCCAGTACCTACATTGCCCCCACCGGCACCTGTGGGATCATTAACATCTGCACCTGCTGGTGCGCCTTGCTGCTCTGGCGGGGCTTGAAACTGTTTCATCATTTCAGCCTGCAGTGCAGCTTCGCTCATGTTGTTGGTTACTTTGTCA